GCCCCACCCTCCTTGTGAGCACACAAAGTGATCAGAAAGTCTCGGTAAGTATTAGCAGGAGGTGGAGGAGGGTGCGCCCCCATCGCATGCGTCCGTGCTGGCGATTCTGTGTTTTCACTGGTCAAAGCGGAGGTGAGAAAGGAAGGGTGTTCCGACGGAAGTGTCATCGCCCTGACACTGCGAGGGATCTCGCCGATTGGCCAGGGCGGCCGCGCGAGAGGAGCACTCGGTTATGCAAAGTGTCACCCTGATGACAGACGGACAGGGTGTCGTGGTGCTCACGGAGTTGGGTGGGGATTGCGCGTTTCGGAGAAACCCGCCTGCCTCCGAAACGCGCGGCGGACGGCCGACCCGCTCTCCCGTCCCGTCTCACCCTTCTGGAAAAAAGGTTAATTTTCCTGGCAGATGCGCGCATAAATAACGCATCGTGCTTTCTTCGATCGAAAGCGAAAGGCGTGCGGGGGCGGTGCGGGTAATGCGGGGTTTTGCTTCCCGTGTCGGAGGCTGCCGCTCCAGCGTTCTTTGACCGGTCGCCGAAGACAGGGGCACAGGAGAGCGGGCCGGTGCGAGGACCGCGTCCTCGCACCGGCCCGCTGAACGCGGTTGCCTCAGGTGTGACGAGATTCGACGTCCTCGCCTACCGGTTCCGGAATCCCAGACCGATCAGGCCGCCGTGCCCGTGGTAGCCGCTGTGGTGGACACCGTAGTAACCGCCGTGGTGGCCGGCGCTGCTGCTGGTGCTGTAGTGGTACGCGCCGCCAGGGCCGGCGTAGGAGCTGCTGCTGTAGTAGTAGGCGCCGCCCGAACCGCCGTAGCTGGTACCGGCCGCCGCCATCGACGAGGCCGAAACCGCGATGACGGGAGCCGCCAGAACGGCGACCGCGATCCGGCGGACCCTCTTCCTGTTGGTGTTCATCGTCCTCGCATCCTTTCTGGTGCCGCGCCGTCGCGCGGATGCGTCCGGATCGTGTCGACACCGCCCCGTCTCACTTCCCTCTTTCGGGGAGGATGTCAGCCGACGTCAACACATCTCCAGCGAACCCGGTATCTGGAGACGTTTCGAGGAGACTGTCAGAAGCCTGACCAAGGAAATCGAGGAGACAAAAACCGGCCTACGGGAGGCTTCTCGTGTTTTACGGTCCAGTGGCGGAAAAATTCGAGAAAGAATGCTTTCCGCGGCTCCCTGCCGGTGCGGGGACCGTCATGGTGTCTCCGAAGAAGTGTCGTACGCCTGACACTCCGTGCGGACGGGGTGACGCAGGCCTTGTAGGCTCCGCGCCACGACGGCTCTGGCGAGCGGACGTGGGCGCACCAGGAAGGCGATCCCACGGGTTCGTCCCTCCCCCCGCGGCAGCACTTCTCCCCGGGGTTCGCCCACGGGCGAACGAGTACTCCGGTTACGTCCGCCAGTGTGCGACAAGCCCAGCCGCAGGATGTTCAGGAAGGACGTACCGATGAGTTGGACGGTCGTGGGCCGGGGTGCGGGGAGCCGCGCCGCGGCCGGTCTTCCGGATCCGCGCCATTACCTGCTCATAGGGGTGGGGCTTGAGCGCCTGCTGTGCTTGTTGGTCATGATCCTCACCGCGGCGGTGGCCATTCCGGGGACAATGCACGTAGCAGCGCTGCCCGAGATCGGGGCGTGGGCGGTGGTGGGAACGTGGAGCGTCGTCCTTGCTCTGCGGGGATGGTTTCGGGTTGGGGTACGCGCCCGGCTGGCATGGTCGGACCCACTGTTGGCGTGCGTCCTGACCGTGGTGGCGGCCCCCCTGTAGGGCGGGGCGTGGCAGGAGTGGGCGTACAAGCACCAGTTGGCGACGGCGGCCGTGGCGGGCATCGGTCTGCGGGGAGCGCAGACGGTTCTGGCGGTCGCATTCCTGGCGGGTGCACGCCTCGCTGCGGCCTGGTACCCCACCGGGAGCCACGCTGAGTCCCCGATGGGCGTGCTGACCCAGGTCAGCGTTCTGCTGTGGGTCACTCTCGTCGCCTGGCTCGCTTCCCGGCTGTTCGACTCCTACCGGCGGCTTCGCGAATCCGGGCGTGGAGCGGGTGAGGCCGAGGTCCGACGCGCCGTGGAACGCGCACGCCGACAGGAGCGGGAGGCCCAGCGCCGCGTACTGCACGAGACCGCGCTGGCGACCCTCACCGCGATCGCACGCGGCGGGCTGGACCACCGCACGGCGCAGGTACGCGCCCGATGCGCCAGCGACGCGGTCCGGCTACGCCTTCTCCTCCAGGGGAAGGACGCGGGGCCGCCGGACGGTCTTCGCGGCACCCTGGCGGATACGGCACGGCAGGCGCACGACCTCGGCGCACAGGTACACGTGATGTGCGGGACGTCTCCGAGGAACCACCGCGTGAGGTCGTGCGAGCGCTCGGCACGGCGACCCGCGAGGCGTTGAACAACGTGGCCCGCCACTCCGGGACCACGACGGCCTGGGTTACCGCGCGTCTCCGCCGGGGAGGTGTCATGGTCTCCGTCGTCGACCGCGGGCGGGGATTCGGCCTGTGCCACTCGATCCGCCGACCTGTGGAGGAGGTCGGCGGATCAGTGCGTGTGCGCAGTGTCCCGGGCGAGAGCACGACCGTGGAACTGAGGTGGCCGCGGTGATCACGGTCGCGGCCGTCGACGACGACCGCATGCTCCTCCAGGGGCTGGCCGCCCCACCTACACCAAGCTGGATCTTCTCGCTCGTGTCAGGGAGGACGGCCTGCTGCGCCGCAGCGGCCTCAGGGAGTGAGGGCGCCACGGTACCGTCCTTCGCGGGGACCACACGCGGGAAGGAAGAAGCCCTCTCGTTGCCATGTCCCGATCTCAGCCGCCGTCGGCCCGTGGTCCTCGTTCGTCGCCGTGTCCGGTGCGCCGTGTGTCTGTGTCATACCTACATCACGACAGTTCGAAGCGCTTTCGTTCCAGGGAGGAAGGAGAAGCTACAACTTTCTCGAACCAGCGAAGATGCCTGCGGCCGACATCGCTGTCACGAGCTGTGGCGACAGAGGCTTACTCCCCTTGACGACGAAACCAACACAGGGGAGAGCCAGTGGCCGAGGAGCGCAGGGCTTTCACGATCCATGAGCTGTACGAGCTGCCCGCCGCGGTCGATCTGATGACGGCCGCTCGCGCTCTGCACATGGGGCGAACGACGGCCTACAAGCTCGCCGGCAGTGGTGAGTTCCCCTGTCGGCTGCTCCGCTACGGCGGGACCTACCGGGTGGTCACAGCGGAGCTCCTGGAGCTGCTGGGCGTACCCCTGCCGGAGAGGGGTGCGTCAGATAGAGTCGAGTCGACATAGCGATTCGATCTGTTGTCGACTTGGCGTCCTGTCGGTACCGCTCAGTGCCGGGGAAGTGCCCGCTCTGACAGGAGATGCCGTGGGCTCCCACGGTCAGATGACGGTCAAAAGAGGAAGAGCCCCGCTCTCCGCATGGGAGAACAAGGCTCTGAACTGCACAAACCGTGTGGGCGTACCAGGACTTGAACCTGGGGCCTCATCCTTATCAGGGTCTCCGGATGCCCAGCTCAGACAGGGTGAACACCTTCTGAGCTGGGATTTTTTGTCGGTGGGTGTCGTCGGTTGTCGGGCGCTGACGGCCTCTCGTGACGCACGTATGACGCACGCCGACGCACAGAATCGCTTGCACGCCGCCACTTGGTAGTGTAAAAAACTTTACATGAGTGAGCCCAGAGCCCCCTCGCCCGACGAAGCACGGACCCTCCTCCGCGAGTGGGCCAGCGTCACCCGCGACCGCGACCGCCGCGTCCGACTCGCGAAGGCCGCCGGCCTCCAGAAGAAGGAGATCCACCAGCTGTCGGGCATCAGCCGACCCACGATCGACACGATCCTCGCCGAGTAGCCCGGGACCTCACCCCGGACACGCGGCGGGCCCGCCGCGGCGACCTCACCGCCGGACGGGCCCTATGCAGCACGTCGTCCCAACTGCCGAAGGAACTGAACTGCATGTCCACCGTACCGCGCTCCGAGCGCCCCGCCGAGCCCTCTGAGGCTGACCAGCTGCGCGCCCTCCTGGCGGCCGTCGCCGAGGCCCTGGACGTCCCCGTGGACGCGGGCGCCTCCCGTGCCGACCGAGACCGTGCCGTCAGCAGCCGCGCCACCGTGGTCACGGCCGTCGCCCGGATGTGCTCCGGCCCCGTGATGCCCACCAACCCGGCCGCGTGGCTGCGTGAGCTGGTCGCCGAGTACGCCCCGATCCCTGAGGTGGTGCCCGGTGAGTAGCACCAGCACCCCGGTCTCCCGCATCCGCGACGCTGTCCAGATCGCCCGGGACATCGAGGCCATCGACGGCCGCGAGCTGCTCGCCGACCCGGCCACCACTCCCGACCCTGCCGTCGCTCGGATGCGGGACCGCCTTCAGCGGCGGCGCCAGCGGGCGACCCTGCGGCACCGGCACCGCGCGGCCCGGCGTCGGGAGCGCGCTGAGGACTTCGCCCAGGAGATGGCCGACCGCGGCCGCCGGGCACTCCGGGCCCGCCAGCTCGCCATCAGCCCGGCCCGGCGCGCGGCGAACCTGGACCGCCTCCAGTCCATCGTCATCCTCGTGGCGCTCCCGGTGATCATGCTCCTGGGCGCAGCCAGCACGACGGCGGTCCACGCCTTCATGGTCCGCTTCGCGTCCGCGTCCGCCACGGTCGCCTGGGCAGTGGAGCCCGCCATCATCGCGCTGGTGTCCGGGGTGATCATCACCCGCGCGATCATGCGACGCAACGGGGCCGTCGTGCCCGGCTCGCTCGCGTGGATCGAGCGCGGCGCCCTGACGGCGAGCGTGGTGATGTGCTGGCTCGGGTCCGGGCCCGGCGCGATCGTGGCGCCGGTCGGCGCGGCCGTCGTCGCCCTGGCCGTCGAGCGCATCACCGACGGGATCGCCGACGCGGACCTCGGCGAGCCGGGGCCGGTCCTCCTCGATGAGGGCCAGGGCGCGGAGGTCGCCGAGGAGCACGCCCCCGCGGCCCCGTACTGGGAGCAGCTGGCCGACGGCCGCCGGGTGCGCCGGGGCGGCGAGCACATCGCCGGGTGGGTGCCCGCGAGCGGGCGTCCTCTGCTCCCCCTGGAGTGCGCGGCGCGCGCCCGTGCTCGCGCCCGGGTGCTCGCCGAGGGCGCCCGCGCGGTCGCCGCACTGGAGGACTGGCGGGGCCGCGAGCGCGCCGCGAGCACGCGCACCCGGGTGCGCGCGGAGTCGCTCACCGCTGCCGCCGGAGGCGCCCCCCGGGCGCTCCCCCGCTCCGAGCACACCGTGTCTGACCAGCGATCTGCTCGCACCGATCAGGAGCACGGGCACCGCCAGGAGCGGGGCGCCGCGCGGATCGACGCCGCCGCGGAGGCCCGGCGTCGCGCGGGACAGAGCACGCGCGAGCGGATCGTCGCGCACATCGCCGAGCACCCTGAGCATGAGCGCGAGCCCGAGCGGATCGCCGAGCACGTTGGGGTGCACGTCACCACGGTGCGGCGGCACCTGCGGGCGATCCGTCAGGACTGACTTCCCTCTGTCACTCTGCCCCGGTAGAGTGCCTCTGGGATGCTTAGGTAAGCACGACAAGGCCCCCGGTCCAGGCGACCGGGGGCCTTGGTCGTTGGTGCTACATGCCTCGCTGGGCGGTCGACAGGAGCGCAGCCCACTCGCCAGAGGGGAACTCCAGGTGTCCCAGTTCGCGGTGCTGGGTGTCGCGCACGGCCGCGCCGGAGGGCAGGTCGGCGACCTCCACGCAGTTCTGGCCGGTGGCACTGCTGTAGCTGGACTTGCGGAAGCTCATGTGGGATGGGGTAAGCATGGATGGTCCTTACTCGATCAGGCTCTTCATGAACTCGCGTGACGCTTCGACGCTCAGGGCCTGGGCGTGCACACGGTCATACAGCATCTCGTAGTGGTCCAAGACCACGGGGTCCTCGGGGAACAGCCCGCTGATGGACTGCTCCAAGTACACCGTGGATGGGTCCGCAGGGAAGTCGAGAATGACGAACTGGCCAGTCATCGCAGCGTGCGGTCCTGCGGAGTACGGGAGCACCTGGACCTGGATCCGCGCATCCGGCTTCTGGACGTCGAGCAGCCGCTGCACCTGGCCGTCGAGCACCTCGGCGGGGATGCGGTGGAACGCGGCCTCGTCGAGGATCGCCCACAGTCGAGGACCGTCCGGGCCCAGGAGGGACTGGCGCATCATCCGGGCCTCTACGCGCCGCTCGACTTCGCGGTCATCGGTGACGCCGGCGCTGATGACGGCGCGGGCGTAGTCCTCGGTCTGGAGTAGGCCGGGGATGTAGAACGCCTCGTAGGTGCGGATCCGCACGGCCTCGGTTTCCAGGTCGACGTAGGCGCCGCTGCCCAGCACATCGGAGTAGTTCACCCACCACCCAGTCTGGGATGCCTCCGTGGCGGTGCGCACGTAAGACGCCCGCTCTTCCTTGGAGGTCACGCCGTAGACGTCGAGCAGGGTGAGTACGTCATCGGTGTGGAACCGCTTCCAGTCCTGGTTCTCCAGGCGCGTGATCTTCGCGGCAGACCAGGGGCGGTCGGGGCGTAGGGCCTTCGCCTTCTTCGCGGCAGCGTCCACGGTGAGGCCACTTGCGGCTCGGAGTACGTCGAGCTGCCGCGAGAGGCGCCTCCTGCGCAGCGTGGGGCTTGCAGCCAAGGCGTCGGGACTCCTTCGTCGGGAGGGCTTCTTGGCTCTTGATCCTACGCTCCGTGCTTGAAAACCCGACATTTTGCGCACCATTCACATTGAGTGAGCTATTCACGAGAATCTTATTATCCAAGTCAGTTGGATATTGCAGATTGGCGCCTGATGGGTCAGCATGGGTGTCACCTAAGCAGCCCGCCGGACCTCCCATCCGGCACCCACCCAGGAGGTGTGCGCCATGCCGCGCTACCTGCACCCGACCACCCTGGAGGTGGTCCGCCAGCGCGCCGAGGAACGCCTGCGCTGGCGCCGCCCGCGCCACGCTCGCCGCGTCCGCGACTACGTCCTCCCCCGCCCCGCCACCGGCCCCGGCCTGGACGTCCTGCACCGCACGCTCGCCGGACTGCACCGGCTGGAGGCGGCGGCATGAGCCTGGTCTGCGACATCCGCGAACTGGACAGCCTGCCCGCCCTGTACGCCTGGGCCGCCGCCCACGGCGCCCGGGTCACCTACGCGGGCCCGACCCTGGAGGGCGAGCCGGTCTACGAGGCCACCCGCGGCCCCGTCACCCGCGTGGCCCGGGAGCACCGGCCCGACCCGTACCCGCACCCGCTCGTGTGGCGGTCGCCGCTGGAGCCCCGGTGATGTCCGCGCTGGACCGGGTCCTGGAGGACCTCATCGCCGGGCGGTGGATCCTCACCCTGGAGGACACCGCCGACGGCGGCACCGAGGTCGTCGCCTACCGGCCGTTGGGCTGGACCGGCCCCAACCCGCACGAGCGGATCGCCGCACCCGACCACGACCAGATGCGGGCCGCCCTGGTCCGCCGACAGCACGAAGGAGATCACGTGCCCCCCTCCACTCTCACCCCGACCCGGCCGCCGACCCCGGCACCGGCGCCCCGCCCGGCCGTGCCGCCGCCCAGCACCCCGACCGCCGCGAAGTGCGGTATGTGCAACGGCGAGGGCGGCCGCTGGGAGACCACCGACGGTTCCACTCCCGGGAAGAACATCTCCCGGTGGGTGCCGTGCTCCGGCTGCAACGGGACGGGGGAGAAGTGAGCGGGCACACCACGAACATGGACTACGTCCCCCTCGCCCAGGCCCTCGCCGACCAGCTCCAGCAGCAGGGCACCCCCTCGCACATCGCCCGCCTGTTCGCTCGGGTGCCCCGCCACCGGTTCCTGCCCGACGTCATGTGGGGCCAGGACCGCACCCGCTACGACCGCACCGAGGACCCCGCCGAGTGGCTGCGCATCGCCTACACCGACCAGGCGCTCACCACCCAACGCGACGACGGCCGCGACGGCGGGATGGGGGTCCCCTCCTCCTCCAGCTCGGCGCCCTCGGTCATGGCCAGGATGCTCACCGCGGCCCGGATCGAGCCCGGCCACCGGGTGCTGGAGATCGGCACGGGCACCGGCTACCACGCCGCGCTGCTGTCCGCGCTGCTGGGCGCCGAGTCCGTGGCCACCGTCGAGATCGACGGCGGCCTGGCCGACACCGCGCGGGCCGCCCTGTACACCGCCGGGTACACGCCGGACGTCGTGGTCGGCGACGGCGAACTGGTCGAGACCCGGTACCCGACCTACCACCGGATCATCGCCACGTGCACCGTCTCGGCTGTGCCGTGGCGGTGGCTGGAGCAGATCCGCGGCCGGGGCCGGATCGTCACCCCGTGGTCGCCGACCCCGGGTGCCCCGGGCGGGGTGCTCGCCCCGTTGGACATGGTCACCCCCGACCGTGCCGAGGGGCGCTTCGAGGGATCGCTGGCGTTCATGTGGGCGCGCGGGCAGCGGTGGCCGGGGCAGCCCGCACCGGCCCCGGACGCGCGCGCCGAGCACACCGAGACCGTGGCCGGGGATCCGCGCGAGCCGTGGCTGGACGGGGAGCGGTCGCTGCTGCTGTCCCTGCTACGCCCCGGCTGGACGCACGGGATGCGCATGGAGCCCGGCGCCGCGGAGCCGTATGTGTGGCTGGCGTCCACGGAATGCGAGTCGTGGGCGCGCCTGCACGCGGACGGCCGTGTCGAGCAGGGCGGCCGTCGCCTCCTGGTGGAAGAGGCCCGGATGGCGTGGCTGTGGTGGGAAGCCCAGGGCCGCCCGGGAGTGGACCGGTTCGGGCTGACCGTGGACCGCGACCAGGGCCGCCAGACGGTGTGGCTGGACGGGCCCCAGCACGCGGTGTGGTCCGTGCACCGGCAGCTCCCGTAGACCCCCGCGCGGTCGGATGCCCCGTCCAGCCCGGCCGCGCGGGACCCAGGCCGCCGCCCCACTGGGGAAAGGGGCGGTAGCCCGGCAGGGGGAGGCCGGGCCGGGTCGCCAGAGGGGGACTGGTGGCCCACCAACTTCCGCGTGCTTCCCCACACCGCTCGCCCGGGCGGTGTACGCGGTAGAACCCACCCTTCGGGGTGGGAGGGGTCCCACGGGGAAACCAGATGGTGTGGTGTGGGGTCCCGGCCCCCGTCGTCCTATGGGCGGCGGGGGTTTTCCATGCCCAGGCATACAAGGAGCGCCCCCGCCCCACCGTGATGGTGTGGAGCGGGGGCGCGGTGCTGTGCGGGTTCTACCGGCCGAGGCGGCGCTGCACGTAGGCGGCCACGGCCATCAGGGCGCCGGTCCCCGCGGCCGTGCCGACCGTGGCCAGCGTGAGCACCCCGCCGTCGGTGGCCAGCTCGGACACAGCGGTCGCCGCGCCGACGATCACGGTGACGGCCAGGGCCTGGAGCAGGGTGCGCAGCGCCCGGGAGCGGGCGTCCCGCTCCGGGGTGGGCGCAGGGGTCGGTGCTTCGTGCATGGTCAGTTCCTCTTCAGGGTGCCGGTGATGGTCACGGTCTCGCTGGAGGGCAGCGCCGTCGCGCTCCCCTCGGTACTGCTGGAGCCGTCGTACTCGCAGGTGGGTGCGTACAGGGCCACCTGACGACGGGCCATCGCGGTGAGCAGCTGCCCGTAGGTCTCGCCGTTCATGACCCGGATCGGGGTGGTGACGCTGCTGCCCACAGACTGGCGGACCAGCATGAGCGCCTCGGACGTCTTGGCGCCCCAGTCGCCGTCCACTCCGGTGGGGCCGAGCGCCGCGCCCTGCCCGGCCTGGACGATGAGCCGCTGAATCGCGGTCACCACCTGGCCGCTCTCGCCTTCGCGTGCTCCGATCAACGGGTCCTCCTGAGAGATGGATGCGGCGCTTCCGGGCGCCTGGGTGAACGTGCCGTCGGTGACCATCGCGTACAGCGGGGCGCCGGGGCACGAGGTGGAAACGAAGTCTCGGTGTCCGCGCACGGTCCCGGCGGCGCCGTAGGCGCCCATCAGCCAGGCGCGCAGGCGCCGAACACCCTCGATCTGGGCGGCGGTGGGCTGCTCCGAACCGCCGATCATCAGGCTCACGGAGTACCAGTTGGCGTTGCCGCTACTGGTGCCCTGGGCGGCCTGGTACTTGCGCAAGCCGCGGCCCTCGAAGATGTGACCGCACACGTCGACGCCGAAGCTGTAGCCGATGTCTGCCCACTGGTTGCCGTTGACGTGCTGGTCGCGCACGCCCTTCCAGTAGGCGACACAACCGGCGTGGCTGGACAGGTTGGTGGCGGGCCCGTTGTAGTGGACCACCAGGCCCGACGTGGGGTCGGCGGATCCCGCCGGGGATGTGGCGGACCACCCGAAGCTGGTCCGCGGGTAGTCGATCAAGGACTGCCTCCTGGGCATGAAGAAGCCCCGGCGTAAAACCGGGGCCGAACAAAGAGTCAGGCGGTGAGGAACTGGAGAGCGAGCAGGACCGCGCCGACGACTAGGGACAGGACCCCGGCGATGACCGCGCCCCACACCATGCGCCGGTCGGCCGCGCGCCGGTCAACTGCGCGGATCCGCTCGGCCTTCTGGGCCTCCTCCTCGCGCTTCAGGTCGGCGCGTAGTTCGGCTACCTCGGCGCCGAGGCGCGCGATGCGATCCTCTTGGAGGCGCTTGTCCGCGGCGTAGACGTCGGCGGACACGCGGTCGGCCAGCTCCTGCTTGATCTCGTCGAAGCCCCTGCGCATCTCCTCGCGCATCAGGGTCAGCAGCTCTCCGAGGTGGGCGTACTGGGGCGGCGGGGTGGGGGTGGTCACGCGCTCACCCCCTAGATGGGCATGCCGAGGACCAGGCGGGCAGCCTGGACCGGCTCCGGCGGCGCCTCAGCGGGGCCGATCCACTCCCCATCGGACACGGCCAGGTGGGACAGGTACAGGGGCTCCGGTGTCCGGTCGAGCGCCAGGTCGATGGTCGCCCGGGTCTCCGGCCCGGCCTCGCCGTCGACCGGGGTCGCACCGTAGTCGGACTGGCAGTCCATGACGGCCTGCTGGGTGGCGGGGCCGAAGTCTCCGTCCGCGCCCGCCGCGCCCAGGTCATACCCGAGGGCGATGAGGTCCTGTTGCAGCGCGGTCACGGCGGTGCCCTCATCTCCCAGCCGCAAGGTGGGGCGGATCCGGTACCGGAACCCGGTCAGTGCCAGGTCCCCTGACCATGCGTGCCCGGTGTAGACGGCCTCCCGGAACGTATCCGTGCCGTGCCCGGGGTAGATCCGCACGGCCGTGTCCGTGCCATCGCACCGGGCCTCCACACGGAGCAGCTGGTCCAGGGCGATCGCAGCGGACCCGGGCGTGTTCACGGGGCTGGTGGCCAGGTCCCATGCCTGCACGCGGATGACGGTGTCCCCGGTGCCGGTCTCGTTGAGGATCAGCCCCGAGGCTGACCCTGCCCCGCCCACGTCCACCATCCACCGCACCTCGTTGGTGCCGTGTCCGGCGGCCTGGAGGGAGGCGGTGCGCACGTACACCCGTACCGCCCAGGTGGTCCCGACGGTCCCGGCGAGCAGCCGGGGGGTGGGGTCCCCCAGGGCGGTGTCGGTCCCGGCGCGGTGGTGGCCGCTCTCCAGGCGGACCATGGGCAGGCCGTGCACGGTGTGGACGGTGTCGTAGACCGCGCGGGCGCCGGGGGCGGCGATGGTGACCGTGCCGGTGGTGGCCGAGGCGGCCAGGGTCGCATCCGACACCTGCACGCCGTCGTCACCCGACAGGCGGTTGTCCACGGCCAGGTCGTAGGTGACCTCGATCCGGCGCACCTCGACCCACGGGGAGGCATTCGTGTTCCCGGAGAAGGCGCTGATCATCACGCCCATGTCACCGGTCTCGACTGGGTCGGTGGTGATCGTCTCGTCCACCATCCACGTGCCCGGCTCCGTAGAGCCCTCCTGCCACACGCGGGCGCGCACCTGGTGGCCGTCCACCCGGGCGCGCATCCCCAGCCGGGTGCCGGCGGTGTAGGTCAGCCCGGTGGACACCCGGGTGCCGACCTGGGTGGTGCCGCGGGTGACGTCCAGGCCGATCGCGGCGTCGGTGCCCAGGACCAGCCTGGCCCGGTAGAAGTTGGAGGTGTTGGCGGGGTCGCGGCGAAAGCACAGTGCGGCCAGCAGCGCTTCGGTTTCGGAGACCTGGCCGATGGTCAGGTGCGCGAGGACCTCCCCGTCCGTCCACGGGCGGGACAGCCGCTGTACGCGGATGGTGCCCGGAGTGGCGGCCAGGGTGACCCGTCCGGCCCCGCCGGACACCTGCCGGTCCGAGGCGGCCCCGCCGGAGAGCAGCCACTCCCGACCCGAGGAAGTGGACCCCCACCCGTCGGTGACCTCCCGGGCGAAGGTGTCGGTGACGGTCGTCATCGGATCATCACCTGCACGGTCACGTCGGCGACGTCGTCCGCCGGGTCGGACAGCTCCACCTGCACGGTCACCCCGGTGCCGTCGGTGACGGTCACGTCGGTGGTGTCCAGGGCGGCCTGGGTGGTGGTGTCCAGGGTGATGGTGGTGGCCACGGTGGACACCGAGGTGTCCATGTCCACGGTGAGCACCCGCACCGTCAGGGTGCCGGAGGTGACCGTCGCGGAGGCGCGCACCGTCTCGATCGTCTGGCTGGTGCCCTCCAGGTTCACGTACCGGTGGGCGCTGGTGTGGTCCTCCACCGCCCCGGGCAGGGACCAGATCAGCGGGTGCGCGGTGGCGACCACGTCTACCCCGCCGGACTCCAGGGTGGACACCCGGGACTCGATCCCGGCCACGATCGAAGGCCACTCGATCGAGGTGAGCACCCACTTGTCCAGGTCGGGCGGATCGTCGGTGCCGTCGAAGTAGTCCTCGGCCTGGCCGAGCAGGAGCACCTGGACGCCGTCGGGGCCCCGGAACCGTGGCACCCGCCCGTAGCTGGTGGAGGTGATCTCGGTGACCGCCGCCCCGGTGTCGTCGAGCAGGTCGGTGACCCGCTCGCCCGTGTCGTAGTCGTAGGCCCACAGGCGGGCCGACGGGTACAGGATCGCTTCGTAGCCGATCTGGGTGGTGGTGATGTCGGCCTGAGCTCCGGGGGCCACCACGAAGTCGGCGGGCCGGTCACCGAACCAGTAACGCGCCATGGGTCACCTCTCAGATGTCGTAGGTGATGTTGTCGAGGCTGACCCAGCGGGGCGTCCCGAAGTGGGTGCCGACGATCTGACCGGGCAGGAAGTCCGCGGACCCTTCCGGGGCGACACCGACGGACATGGTCGCCACCCCGCGCGGCTCGCACGCCGCCGGAGCGCGCCGCCACACCGCCGGGCGGGCGCCGGTGGGCACCCGCGCGTAGTAGGTACCCGAGGGCAGGACATCGCTGCCGGGCGGACGCACCGATCCGCGCAGCTCCACAGTGCCGGGGTCGCGGTACCGCCAGGAGGGGGTGTGTCCGGCCGGCCCGGCCCGGTACCCGGTGCGCAGCTGCAAGGGCTGCCACGCGGTGGGGTAGGACGGATCGGCCACGGTGTGCCAGGTGCCGGAGTGGTAGTACATCTCCCGGCCGGTGTCGGTCTCGTAGATGCGCTCCCCGATGGCCGGGTACGGGGGGCGGGCGGCAGAGGACACCGCGCGACTGCCCTGCGGGTTGATGACGGCCCGGTAGTCGACCAGGTCCGTGATCCCGCCGCCGCCACCGGCCCGGCGGAAGGACGCGAGGGGTTCCTCGAACACCGTGTCCGGGTCGCGCGAGAGCGCGGGCAGCTGGGGGGAGGAGGACGCGGCCCCCTCCACGATCGCGGGGGTGATCTGCCGGGCCGTCCGGTCCAGCCGGAGCACCACCCAGTACAGACGGGCCTGGCTGGCGGAGTTGGACGGGGCGCTTACCTGGGCCTCGGCGTCGTTGTAGCAGGAGTACCCGGCCACCGACCCGTACCCGGTGGTGAGGGACACCGCCGAGGAGTCCGACAGCGCCGACACCTCCAGGTGGTCAGCTCCCCCGACCCCGTTCTGTGCCGCCCCCGCGAGGGTGTGTCGAAACTGGTCCTCGGTGGTCTCTTGGGGGGTGACGCCGTCCGGCTCGAAGTCGAACGGCCACGACGTGAAAGCCACTACAGGCTCCTTTCCAGGGCGCCGATACGGCGTGCGACCTCGCGCACCGCGCGTTCCTGCCGGGTCTCGTAGGGACCGCCGTCGGCGAACCCGATGGACGGGGTGATCGTGACGTCGCCCGATTCGGCGTCGGCGGTGATGCGCACCGAGGTGATGACGTCGGTGAACACCACCCCGGGCTCCGGGCTGATGGTGACGCGGTCGCCGAGCCGGTACCCGGCCCCGTAGGTCAGCCGCGGGGTGTCGATGAGCTCGGCGGCGAGGATGCCAGAGCGGGCAGCCTTGGCCAGCTCCTCATCCCCCGCTTGGTCCAGCTCGGTGGCGTCGGAGGTGTGCCTCTGGTCCTTGAAGACGCGGGTGATCATCCGCCACTCTTCGGCGGTGGCCGCGTCCGACCGCTCCCGGAACGCCCTGGCGGTGCCCTCCCCGTCCCCGGCGACGACCACGTGCGTGGCTTCGGGGTAGCCGCGGTTCCACCTGGCCCGCCGCAAGTTACCCATGGCGAAACTGAAAGTCGCCGAGGCGGACCGGTCGGTGGGCTCGATCACGTCGAAGACCAGGTCCGTGCCGTCCTGGGCACAGGACACGCCGAGTCCTCCGTGCGCGGTACGGACGATCTCCATGAGTGGGTCGAACCGGGCCTTGTACGACACCGAGTTGCCGCGGGCCTGGTCGGGGGCCACGGTCACCTCGCGCACGTCCGGCGCCGCTGCATCCTTGCGCGCCGCCGCCCTGCTCGTGCCGACGTTCGCGGCCACATAGCCCTTGATGACGGTCTCCGCAGCACCAGACCGGGAGTCGTGGGAAGCCGCAGACTGGGAGGTCGCCGCTGACGTTGGATCTGGGTAGGCCAGTTCCCCGGCGACGATCGCCAGGTCATCGGCCCCGGTGATCTCCACCGTCCCCGCGGCGGCGTGGTCGGCCTCCCGGTCGATGTCCTCAGCCGATCCGGACAGGATCTGCTCCCCGTCCAGGTAGACCAGCACTCCCCACCCGGGGGCGCACCGGTCCAGTACGCGGGGTGTGGCCGGGAGGGTGATCTGCCAGGAGGAGGTGTAGAGCCACCGCAGAGTGATGTCCAGGCGGGCCCAGGGCAGGTGTCCGCGGCGCACCAGGTCCGGGTCGCGGGAGACCACCGTCAGACGGGGGATGCGCACCATGTCACCACCCCGCCAGGTACCGGGGCCGGTAGGTCAGGTGCACCCGGGTGTCCTCCGTGGCGCCGCTGATGCTGATCTCCAGTTGGGTGGTCCCGGCGGGCAGGTGCCACAGGTCCGGGAGCCCGTCGAAGTAGGGCCACCAGTCGTCGCCGACGCTGTCGATGGCGGTGAGCCCGGTGACCGGCTCCACGTCCGGGGGGCGGGTGTCCACGGTCAGCACCTGCCCGGCCTCCAGAGCCTGCGTGAACCCGAAGGACTCGCCGGTGTCCGTGTTGCTGATGGTGGGGGTGCCGGGGCCGTGGATCTCCCACACCGGGTACGCGGGCAGGTCCCCCGCGTTGGTGATGGTGGCCTGCCCGCCCAGTTGGCTGCTGGTGACCCGCACCGGGTAGATGGGGTAGAACGCGGCGGGCGCGGCGACGATCCGCCACGCCTGGGCCACCTCCGGCCCCTGGAAAGCCGGGTCGGGCGCGTAGAACTCCAGGTTGGGGTGCTCGCTGCGGCACCAGATCATGTCGTCCAGCTCGCGCTCCTCCGGCTCCAGGCCGCCGTGGTAGTACGCGGCGATCTCCCGAGCCGACCCGTCCGGCATCTCCACCCGCAGGGTCCCCGGGGTGAGCTGGCCGCGGTCGGTGTGCAGCAGGGTGCGCTGCAAGGCCCGGTACGCGGCCAGGTATTCCTCGGGGGTGTCGCCCTGCACGACCAGGGGCACGGACATGAGCCGGGGGGTGAGGCGGATGTCGCGCATCAGTGCTGCCCCGGACATGGTCCGTGCGGTGATGTGGTCGGGGATGATCGCGCCGAACCCGGCCCGGCCCGTCACCGACACGTAGTGGCCAGCGTCCAGGCGCAACGTTGTCCCGTCCGGGCCCACCCACACCACCGACTTGGCTGGTGGGGTGGGCACCTTCGGCCACTCACGGGGCGGTGGCGGTGGCGGCTCCGGCACCAGGTGGATCAGCGGCACGACGGCCCTCCTGTCCTACTCGGGTCGGCCCACACGCTCACGCCGCTCCTGGCGCTGGTGCACTCGCCGCAGGTCGGCCTCGGTGCTGTAGCCGGGCACGTGGTGGACGTGGTAGTGGACCTCGCGCGGCCCCGACCCGGCCGCGGGCACGGTGGCCCCGGAGAGCACGTCGACCAGGCGCTCGAACGACCTGGTCTGATCCGGGGAGAGCACCCGCTCCGGGCGGCGGGAAAGGTTGATCCCCATCTCGCCGTGCTCCAGGCGGCCTCCTCGGTCGTACCTCCCCGGGCGGCGGATCGCGATGGGGTTCGGGTACATAGCCCGCTCGTGCACATACGACCCGGTTCGGGGGGCGTGGATGACCCGTCCCGGACCGGACACCCCGGCGACGTGGCCGCGGTTGGGGAACACCAGGTCACCCGGGCGTTCGGCGCCGCGCTGCACGGGGCGGCCGTAGTTGATCTGGTCGTAGGTCACCCGGGGCAGGGACACCCCGACCTTCGCCCACCCGTACTGCATCAGGCTGGAGCAGTCGAACCCGCGGATCCCGGCGCCCCGCCCGAACCCGTACCCGGGCCCGCCGGCCCCACCGCCGCCCCAGGAGTAGGGGGTGCCGATCATCGACCGCCACGCGGACACCACCGCGCCCCCCGACTGCACGATCCGCTTGTACTCCTGGGCCATCTCCGTGGCCACCGTGTGCACGCCCGCCTCGATCAGCTTCTGGATCTGGATCCGGGTGTCCTCCCGGTGGTCCTGCACGATCCGCGCCGACTCCGGCAGGACCGGACCGCCCCGCGCGTACCGGGGCGCATCCGAATCGTCGCCGAGCCGCAACGCCCCGGACTTGACCAGGGACCGCAGCGCGTACACGGCTTCATGGCCGCCTGCGGCCTGGACCTCGGCGGCGGTCCACACGTGCTCACCGGCGGACAGCCACGCGCGCACCCGGTCCTCCGTGGGACCACCCGGGCCGTGCACCGCGCCGCCGTCGGCGTAGTACTCCGACCTACTGCCCGCGCCAGCGGCGTGCCCCCAGTCCACGGAGTAGTCACCGGACGCCTTGACCTTGACCGCGGTCTCCACGTCCGTCTCGACGTTGCGGAGCATCTCGTCGTACTCAGAGAACTGGGTGTCGGTCAAGCCGACGGTGGTGCGCAGGCGTTCCACGTCCTCGCGGAGTTCGTCCTTCTTTCCTTCCAACTCCGTGGTCGTGGCGCCGTTGGCGATCATCGTGGTGATCTCGCGCTCACCAGCGCTGATCACGTCCAGGATGGCCTGGTGGTTGGCGATGCCCGCCTCGGAGTTCTTGTCGGTGGCCTCGGAGTTCTCGCTGATGGTCTCCGTGGCCCGCAGCAGCGTCGAGTTGTAGTTCAGCTCCGCTGAGATGGCATCGGCGATCACGCTGTTGACGCGCTCCACGGACTCACGGAAGGCGTCCGCCGCCTCCTCAGCGGTCTGGAACTCGGCTGCGGTGGATGCATTTTCGCGGGCCAGGGCGGCCTGGGCTTCGGCTCCGGCGGTCATCTCTCCGGACAGCCCGTCGACCCCGGAGGCGAGGTCACGCACCCGGTCCAGTTGGGTCTGGTTCAGGTCCGACAGCTCCGTGCCTGCCCCGAACAGGGTCTCGACGGCGGCGTTCAGCTCCTCGATGGACGCCCGCTCATCGTTGTGCCCGGTGACCAGGCCCTCTTGGGAGTCCTTCGCGAGCTGGGACAGGACCGACAGGGCCCGCCGGGCCTGGCCCTGCTCCAGGACCGCCTCGGTCAGCAGCCCCTCCTGGATACCCAGGTCACGGCCGACCTGGAGTAGCTTCTCCTCCTCCAGGCGCTGAGCGGCGTGCGCGGCCGTCGACCCGGTGACCGCGCCACCGGACTCCGCGAGGACCTGAGCCCACTCCTGCTCGCGGGCGATCTGCTGGGCCTTCTGGTCCAGCCACAGGGCACCCAGGGCCATGGCAGCGCCGATCGCCGCACCGTAGGGGCCCGTCATGAAGGTGGCCAGACCACCGAGGCCGCGCTGGAGACGGGTCGCCCCACCGGTGTGCAGGTCGGCCATCTGCTCGCGGAACTCGATCAGCTTTGGGCCCACCACGATGAGCGCCCCGGTGAGCAGGGACAGGGCGCCAACCGACCCGCTGATACCGGTCACCCACTGCTGCTGGTCCTCGTCCAGGGCCTGGAACGCCGTCCCGTAGTCGGTGATCCTCTCGGCTGCGGCGCCGATCATCGGCAGCAGCGCCTCACCGATCGCGATGCCGGTCTCGGTGATCGAGTTCTGGGCGAGCTGCATCTTCGACTCGGTGGTCTCATACCTCGCCGCCGCCTCCTCGACCAGGGCGAGGTTCTCCTCCCACCCGGTGTTGCCGAGCGCCAGGGACTCGCCGACCATGTCCGAGGCTCCGGCCATGCGCAGGAGCGCGTCGCGGACGACGATCTCGCCGAGGCCGAGCCGGTCCAGCGTGGCGGTGACGTTCTCCCCGCTGTCGTTCATCCGGTCCAGTCCAGCGGCGAACATCTGGGTGGCCTGGGCGGGGTCGTTGGCCCAGGCGTCTGCGTACTCGGACGCGGACATGCCCGCCACCGACGCGAACTGCTGGAGCTGCTCACCAGAGGTGGCGACCGCCGTGTCGATGGACAGCAGAACCCGGGACACAGCGGAGCCACCGGCTTCCGCCTCCATGCCCACGCTGGTGAGCGCGGCGGCGAAACCGAGGACTTCTCCCTCGGTGAGCCCGACCGTCTGGCCGGCGCCCGCGATGCGCATGGCCATGGTCATGATCTCCGCCTCGGTGGCAGCGGAGTTGTTGCCCAGGTGGACGATGGCGGCGCCGAGCCGGTCCACGTCGTCCTGGGGGGTGCCCATGATCGCGCCGAAGCGAGCCATCTGCATGGCCGCCTCCTCGACGGTCATGTTGGTGGCCACGCCCATGGCGGCGATGGTGCGCGTGAACCCGAGGATGTGCTGCGACTCCACACCCAGCTGACCGGCGGACGCGGCGATCTGGGCCAGCTCGGAGTGGGTGAGGGGGATCTGCATGGCCAGGCCCCGAAGCCCGTCCTCCAGCTGCTCCAGCTGCTCCGGGGTGGCGTCCAACACCTTGGTCACCCCGGCCCAGTCGCTCTCCCACTGGATCGCCGCGCGAGCGGACATGCCGAGTCCGGCGGTGATCGCGGCCCCGGCCACGAGCATCCCGCGTCCCATGGCCTGGAAGGACTCGGCGCGGGCGGCGGCGCGCTCCTCCACCTCGGCGAGGGTGCGGTCGATGTCGGCCTGGAGTTCCGCCTCCAGGCGGGAGACGGCGTTCTGTGCGTCTTCGACGCTGCGCTGGTACTTCTCCATCGCCCGACCGGCCCGGTCCAGGCCGCGCTCCAGCCCGGCCGCGTTCGCCGAGAGGTTGATGCGCAGATCGCGCTGCTGGGTGGTGGCCACAGTCACCCCCTGTTCAGTTGTCGTGCTTGCGCAGGGACACCTTCGTGCCCGCCGGGATGTGATCGTGGGCCTTGGCCAGCTGCTCCTGGCGCTCGCCGATCCGGCGGCATCCGGGGCACACGGTCACCGAGGGCAGGTACGCGGTACGCGACCCGCCCTGCTCCGGGTCCCACTCCTCTGGTCGGGTGCCGCACCCCGTGCAGGTCTGCCGCTCCCGGATGTAGACCCACAGCGCCTTGTCCCGGTCGGCCTTAGACCACTCCAAGAAGGCACTGTGGGCGATGCGGTAATGGGCGGCGACCTCAGCCTCCAGGCGCAGTCCGGGATCGCGGTCTAGCCTTTTGGGACGCTGGGGTCCAGGGCCCTCACGCGGCCGTTCACCGCAATGGCAAGGTTGTACAGGTCGTTGCGCTCACCCGTGGACAGGTTCTGGTGGACGAAGGTGGTCCACTCGTCCTCGGTGAGGTCGCCCTCCACGCTGGCCAAGAAGACCGCGTGCAGGTACGCCTCATTGGACGCGACCTTGGTCTTCTCGTCGGCCTTCTCTTCGGCCTCCGGGTAGGCGTCACCGAGCTCCTCGAAGTCCTCCGGGGGCAGGGCCCGAAGCCGAATCTTCTCGTAGCAGGCGTCCCGCTTCTTCTCGGCAGCGTCGAGGAGCTTCTTGGCCTTCGCGGCCGCCTGCTTGTCGTCCTCCCGGACTGCCAGGGCGGCCCTGCGCGCCACGGCGAGCGCCTGCTCGGCGGCCTCGGTGTCCTCCACGCTGGCGACCCGGCACGGGTAGGTGGCGACCGGCCGCTCCCGAGAGAGCAGCCGGTCTCGCAGCGCGCTCATACCGCCGCCGCCGGGATGGCGACCGACTCAGCGGGCTCGGACGGGATGGCGAAGGACACCACGATGGAGGCGACCTCGGTACCCTCCGTGCTGATCGACTTGCCCAGGCTGGACACCCGCACCGGCCACACGTCCATCGGAGAACCGACGACGTCACCGCCGTGCATGATCACGACGTTCCCGGTGGTACCGCGGGGCAGGATCTCCCGAACGTCGGTGCCCGTGATGTCCTGTGGCAGGGTCAGCGAGGAGTCCTCCACGCTGGTCCGGCCCGGGATCGACGGCGTGAAGGTCGTCCCGAGCGGGTTGTAGCTGACGTTGGTGGAGGACACCTGCCACCCGGACGACCCGATGACTTCCTCGGTCAGGTCGGTGCCCGCGTCCAGTTCCGCGCGCGTCGGCGCGTTCACGTCCGCGATCGCGGGCGCGAAGATGATCGTGGTGACGCCGGCGTTGATGAACTTGTCGGTGACGTCGATCGGCGTAGCCGCCATGGTCAGACCTCCTTCTTCTCAGCGGCCTTCGCCGTGGTCTTCGATGTGCTCGGCGTGGTGTCGGCGTCGGCGCGCTTCCAGCCGTGCGCCTCCCAGAAGGCGACCGCCGACGGGGGCGCGTCGTAGTACCGGTTCGCCTTCGCGTTGTGCATCCGCACCTTCACCGGTCCGGTCTTGCGGGCCATGGCCCCTCACTCTCCGTATCCAGCCGCCTGGGCGGCATCGTCCACTGCCTGATTGACCGCCTGCACGACCCGGCGGCCATGCAGGTCCGCCGCCGGTACCAGGTACGGCCTCGTGTTCTGCTCCACCCACGTCTCCCGGTCACCGAACACAGGGCGCCGGAAGGTGCGGTTGCCGCGGATGCCCTCCAGGGGGCGGGCGTGCGGAGCAATCCGCTGAGAGGCCACGATCGACACCCCGGCCTGCCTCCTCGTGAAGGACGTGGCGAGCCGGAGCGCCCGCGGGATCCTCGTGGACCACGAGGCGCGGCGTCGGGCGTCCGCGAGGATCGGCTGCCCGGCGGCCTTCATGCGCGGCCGGAGGCTTTTGCGCAGGTCTTCGGGGAACTTCCCGTGCTGGCGGATCAGCCGCCGAATGGAGTTTCCTGCCCGGTCCAGGGTCACGATCTCCTCGGACACGCTCACCTCTTCGTCATCGCGGTGACGGTGATGAGCACTTCCGCCGTGGCGGCCACACCGCCCTCTGTGGCGGCCTGCTCCCACGTCACCTGGCTGATCTGCGCCATGAGGCACGCACCGCCGAGCCGCCGGTCAGCGGACAGCGCCGTGTTGCAGGCGTTGACCATCTCCTCGACGTTGGCGCGCACCAGACGCATGTCCGGGTCGCCGCGCTCGGAGGAGAGCAGCACCGGCACGTCGTAGGTTTCCTGGTCCCGGGTCGCCGAGGCGTTCTGCCGGGTCTGGTTGATCTCCGTGGTCGGGCGGACCGGCGACCAGCCCACCACCACGAGGTCGGGGTCCTGTGCCACCAGGGGCTGGCCGTCGATGACCTGGACGCCGTCGGCGCCGAGGCCGGGCGCGTTCTCGCACAGGGCCACCAGGGCGTCCAGCACCCCGGGAACACTGGTCGTGGATGCCATCGCTTCACCCCACCAGCGGCTGGTCGGTCGGCTCCTTGCCCAGGCCCAGCAGCTCGCGGACCCGGTAGGGCATGGAGTAGGCGGTGCCCGGCAAGTAGGTGCCGTCCGAGGCGCCCGCCACCGGCCGCGTCGCCGACCCCTGTGTGCGATTCTGGGAGTTCGTCCACAGGTGGCGGACCAGCTCCCGCCCGGCCAGGCGGATGTGCCCCGGCACGCCGGCGGCCGTCGTGGCCCGCCCGGCCGTGTAGGCGACCTCCGCGCGGCCGTCACCGGTCGGCGCCTGGGCGACCCCCTCCGGGGACAGCAGCTCCCAGTCGGGGGTCTCGATCGACAGCACCGGCCGGTGGGCCAGGACCGCCCGACCATCGGACACGGTCACGGTCTCCGTGGCGGCCACGGCCATCACCTCGCCGATGCGGGCCCGGATCATCTCGCACGCCGCGCTGATGAACCCGGCCAGTTCGCTGTCGCTGGTGGTGGTGACCTTGTTCAGGTGCTTCTTGACCTCGGCGGTGTCCAGGAACGGGTCAGGTGTCGCTGTCAGCATCCCCGCCGCCCTCGGTCTTCCTTCGACGTGCCGGGCGCTTTAGCTTCTCCTGCTCCGAACCGGGCGCGTCCTCGAACAGGTGCGGGTGCCGCTTCACCAGCGGGTCCGCGTCCGGTAGCTCCCGGCCGCGGGCGATCACGCGCTGCCCCGCCGCGAAGGTCGTCTTCGCGCGCTTCATGCCTCTCCTCCCATGGGAAAGGGCGGGACCATCACGGCCCCGCCCCCTCATCGGCTCGTGCTACACGGAACGGACCTGCAGCAGACGGAACGCGTTGGCGTCCAGCACGTCACCGCCGACCCGCCAGTGCGCGAACCATCCGACCTCGCCGGTCGGCCTCTGGTTGGCGCCCTTGACCAGCGGTTCATACTGGACGGTCATGCCGATGCGGTCCACGATCTGGTACCTGCTGAAGTTGCCCGCGAGCAGGATGTTCGCCCCCGCGGTCACCTCGCTGGCCATCTCCGAGGCCTCGTAGGTCGAACGTCCCAGCAGCTGGCTAGGGGTGTCCATGCCCAGGTCCGCCCAGAAGGCGTGCTGAGGGCCAGAGCCCCCGGCGAACTGGCGGGTGAGCAGGTACACCATGTCGTTGGCCATCCAGGACGACACGCCCCGGTGGCGGGGAGGCAGCGCACCACGCACGGCGTACACGTCGTCAGCGACGTAGGCACCGACGGACGCGGTCGCCACGATGGACCCGGCGTTGGCGGCCACGGCGGTCACCACACCGCGCGGGCGGGCGATGCCGCTGCCCACCACGAACACGCGGGCCTCTTCGTCGTCCTTCGCCTCGGCGAGCAGGCCGCCGACCTGGGAGGCGATGGTGGTGTCCTGGGTCGCCTCGAAGGACGCCTGCAGATACGACCCGGCCTTGTGGGTGGGGATCTCGGGGCGGCCCAGGGTCGGGTTGTGCTCGGCGACCTCCTGGGCTTCGGCCAGCCACTCCGTGGTGACCCCTGCCGAGGTGATGCCGTGCCAGGTGGTCGTCGTGATGGACACCTGCCGGGCCAGCTGGCGCATGGGGTTGGTGGTGCCGTCCGACGTCATGATGATGGTCGGGTCCAGGAAGAACGGGACCAGGTAGCCCACCGAGGTGTCGGTGCCGATGGTCATGGCCCGGCGGTGCGCGTCGGCCATACGCAGGGCCTCATCCTCGGCTCCGGCGAGCTGCCAGGGCTGCACGCCGCCGAGGACGGCCTCGAACGCGGCCTCGTAGTCCGGGGAGCCGGTGAGCAGCATGTGGCGGGCGATGCGACCGTGCTTGTCGCCGCGCTCGACCAGCTGCGTGGCGCGCTCGCGGTGGGTGTCAGGGACGTACTCCGGCGCCTGCTCGATGGCGTCCAGGGCACGGGAGCGCAGGTCCGTGGTGGACAGCGTCCCGGATCGGACGGCGTCGAGGTCACCGAAGGGGCCGTTCGCGGTGGCGTTCCGGGTGTGGACGTCCACCCCGCCGGCCTCGCGGGAGCGGGAGCCCCCGGCGGCCTGGGCGTTGCGCATCCGGTCGATGGTCGCCGCGCGGCGGGCGAGCGGCTCGCGCTCCTCCACCAGGCGGGCCTCTTCGGCCTCCAGGGCGTCGAAGCGCTCGGTCTGCTCCTCGGTGAGGTTCTCCTCGATGTCGGCGAAGGCGACCAGTTCGGAGCGGACCTCCTCCAGGCGGGAGTCGATCTCGGCGACACGGGCGTGGAACTGACCGTCGCGGTCGCCACCGGCCATCAGGCGGATGGGGCGGCCGTCCCGGCGGTAGCCGAGGATCGCCCCCGGCGTCGGGTTGGGGTAGGTCACAGCAGACCTGCCTTCCTGAGTCGGGCCCGCACGTGGCGGGGTGACATGACCGGACCCGAGTGACCAGCGGTCGGCTCGTCCGTGACGGCCCCCTCCGTGGGGGTGTCGGTGTCGTCTCCGGCCCCCGGCTCGGGGGTGGTGGACGCGGGTGTGGTGAGCGCGGCGATCAACGCGGCGCGCTCCTCCTCGCTCAGTCCGCCGAGGCGGTCCACGAGCGAGCGGACGCCGAGGATCTCAGCGCCCTCATACGCGGGGATGGGGGTCGGCCCGTACTCGGACAAGGCGATCTCCGTGCGGATCACCGTGGGCAACTCACCGCCGCGGGTGCGCCGGGGCACCCGGGCGGGGTTGGACTGAATGAACCGGCCGGAGAAGGACTGCCCGCGGATCGACCCCTCGCGGATCGCTTCCAGGACCTCATCCGCCAGTGGCGTCTTGTGGTAGCGGGTGCGGGTGTACAGGCCGCGGCCGTCCGCTCGGATCTCCAGTGGGGTGCCGATCGGCACCGACCCCCGCTCGCTGGAGACGCCGTGCAGGGTCCGGCCGTGGTTGTACAGCACCGGGATGCGCAGGCCCCGCTCGGACAGGGTCTTCTCGAACGCGGACCGGCTGATGACCTCCATGTAGTGGCCGTCCGCGTCGCGGATCTCGGTCGGGGCATCCCAGACGGCCGCGTAGGCCTCGACGGTGCGGCCGTCGCCGTCGGAGACCACCGAGATGTCCTCCAGCGGGAACGACCTGGTGAACACGGTCATTTCGGGTCCTTCGGGTCGACGGTCTCCACGACCGTGGGCACGGAATCGGGGGAGATGGGCGCCGACTTAGCCGGGACGCCCGATCCGTCGGTCTCCACACCGGCCGGACGGAGCTGAACGCTGTAGAGACCGGAGTGCTCCAGCAGCCGGAAGTTTTCGCTGGTGACGGCGGGGACTACAGTCCTGCTGTCGTATCCACCATCGAGCAGCGTCCGGAGCGTCTGCGCCTGTCGTGCCTGGATCTCGGCGCTGTCCTTGCGGTCCTCGCGGAGGAAGGCGACGTCGCGGTCGTCGTACCAGAGCTCCGAGCCGTCGGGCACGTCCACGATCGTGGACAGGGCCTGGGCGGCGGACCGCCACAGGGGACGGATGGTCTGGTCCGCAAACGCGCGCCGCGCCTGGCTGTAGTTGCTGTACGTCGCGGCCTGGAGGCCCTCGCTGAACCCGGCGATGATCGGAGGCACGCCCGCAGCGGCTGCGATCCGGGTCTCCCCGGCGCCCTGCGTGGACGTGAAGGTGAGCTGCTGGAGGTTGTTGCCCATGTTCTTCACGTCGGCGCCGCCACCCAGGAACATGGTCCGGTAGGCGTTGTGTGCGCCCTGGTGCTGCTCGTTGAACTTCGCCATGAACCGCTCGAACATCTCCGGCGTCACGCTGCTCGGGAGCGTCGCCACCAGCCCGCTGACCGCGCCGTTCCGGAAGTACGCGCCCTTGTGATCGGTGGCCGCGTTGTCCGCAGTCATCTCGCGGGTGATCGGGGTCAGCCACGACATGCCGCGCTGCATGAAGTGCGGGTCCGGGATCGGTGCCCAGTGCGCCACCTCCTCCGGCATGAGGAAGTGGTCCTCGGGGGCGCCGTTCGCGGCCCCGTGCGGGTGGTAGATGTAGCCGAGCAGGTCGCCGTCGATAGCGTCCCCAGCCAGCTCCGGGTCGGTCTCGGAGCCGACCACGATGGTGACCCAGTCCGGCCGGAGGCGCTTCAACCTCCCTCTGCGGTGCAGAGTGAAGCTGTTCCCCGCGAGATCGGCATCCTGGATCATCCGGCCGAGGAGATCTGTGGTGTGCCCGCCGGTCCACGGATTCCGCAGCACCTCCAGGGCGTCGGATCCGTCGTCGTAGAGGTCACCGGGGCGTCCGTCCTTGAGCTTGCGGAACAAGAACCGCGCCTCCGTGAAGACCTTGGCCCGCGCTTGGTGGGCGGCGAACACAGGGGCGTTGGATTTGAGAACCGCAGCGGCCTGGAGGAATTCCGCGCACGGCTGCTCCTGACCACTTCGCGCGGGCCCGCTGGGCATGGACCAGATCGACGGCGGGGTGATCGTCCCACCGGACCAGTCCTCCAACAGCGACCGGTCACGGGCGCGGGCACGGGCCCGGCCGAACAGGGACGGCATCAAGCATCACCCCCGCCCGGGTCGGTGTCGTCGCCGACGTCGACCACGAACACCAGCAGCAGCCCGGCCAGCAGCCCGCCCACGGCGAGCCCCCATCCGACACCCAGCTCCAGGCCGATGCCGGTCGCGATGGCGGCCACGGCCAGGACCAGGCCGACACCGACCAGGGTCACCCGTACATCACCCACGGCTCGCTCACCACCTCTTCGTCCAGGACGCCGCGCTCGATCGCGTAGCCGCGGGCTTCGTAGGCGAGGATCGCCGCGATGAACGCGTCGATCCAGTGGCCCCACTTCTTCTTGATGACCCGCAGGTAGTACTGGGGTAGGCCGGTGTCGATCCCGTCGTCCCGGGGCGGCTTCTTCTTGCCCTTGGCCAGCGCCGAGTTCGCGATGTGCCGGGCGAGGATCTCGTCGCCATTGTGGGTGAGCGGGTCCTCCTCCTGCCCGACCGCGGTCAGGAACCGTTCGATCGCGGCGTCCATGCGCTTCTCGGTGGTGGTGGGGAACTCTACGATCTTGCCGGGGAAGGCCTGTTCCCACAGGTCGAGGTAGTCCTGCCACCGGTAGGGGTCGGCGTACAGCAGCCCGACCCGGTAGGCATTCATGGTGTCGCGCACGGCCTGGTCGACCTCGCGGCGGGGCACCATCCAGTCCTCGGAGCCGTCCCACTCCCAGGTGCGGATCGGGAAGATCCGCCCGTCCGAGAGGCGGGCGGCGACCAGGGACGTGGCGTCGCGGGAGCGGGACCCGTCGAAGCCGAGGCAGATCTCCTCGCCCGGCTCCAGGGTGGTGCCCTCGGCGGACCGGTCCAGGACCGCCCATCGCTCAGCGCGGATGGCGTCGGTGGTGCCCGACTCCGTCGAGTTGAGGTAGTAGCGGCGGGCCTCGTTCTCGCCCACCGAGGCGTCCATGATGTCGGCGAGGATGCGGCCCTCGCGGACCCAGCCGCCGGCCGAGGCCATGGAGTCGCCGTAGATGTAGCGGATCTCGTCCAGGGTGGCGGCGTGGTCGTCCAGGTCCACGCGGGTGCGCGGCCTGCGGTAGTCGATCAGGACGCCTGGGGCGCCGGAGCCGACGGTGCGCTGGGCGACGGAGTGCTCGCCGGGGTCCCACGCGTTGGTGATCTCCACCCACCGGCCGCCCATCCCGGACAGGTTGCGCTTCATGTTCTTGGCCAGCAGCACGCCGCCGTTGGACTCGATCATCAGGTGCGACTCGGTGAAGGTGGCGAAGGTCAGCCGGGCACCCAACCTCGCCTTGCCGGAGGAGGTGGCCGGTTCGATCCACCCGATGCCGGGCAGCTTGACCCGGGTCTCGCCGACGTCCAGGCCGGGGGTGTCAGCGAGCGGGCCGTCGCGGAGCATGGTCACGAGCGGGTTGAACGTGTTCGCGGTCTGGTCCTCGGCGGTGGCCACGCACTGAATCCACGGGGACGGGTGCTCCTTGCCGACCGGTTCGCCGTTGGCGTCCCACCCGGCGAACTCCACAGGCCCCAAGGCGTGGGCGCTGATCTGGGCGGCGGCCAGCGGGTCCTTGCCCCACTTCTGCGGGCGCACCAGGCACCCGCCGTAGTGCTGGAACGCCTCAGAGCCCATGTCCTCGGTGGCGTTGGGCCGGAGCCGGTAGTAGTGGAGGATCCACCGCCACATCTCGTCAGTGAGCAGGTACGGCTCACCCATCTTCAGACCGTCGGGGACGATCAGGTTCTCCTCGATCCAGTCCCCGATCACGTACCCGAGGGTGGGGAACTCGCCAGGGACCTCCGGGCCGCGCCACGGCACCTACTCCACCGCCTTCACGCGTCGTTCCTTCGGCGCGATCGGCACGACCTCGGCGTCCCCGTCCTCTTCGTCGGCGAGCTTCCACCGCAGGCGCTGCATCGCCGCGGGGTTGAGACCGAGCCGGTCCTCCATCTGCCGGACCTCGGTGAGCACCGCCGAGGGCGCCTCGGGTTCCATGGCGGCGATGGTGAGCACAGCCAGGCGGGCGACGGGGAGTTCGAACCCCCGCTCAGCCCAGGCGGTGGCCTGCGGCAGGCGCCACAGGATCAGCCACACGTCGGCGACCTCGCGGGAGGGAACCTCGCCCAGGGGCCAGTCCGGCGGGGGCGCCTGGCGGCCTTCGCGTGGGAGTTCGGTCAGGTTTGCTGAGGGGGTGTTGCGCCGACGGCGGGAGGTGGGGTCCTTCGGGAGGGGGCCGGAGTTGACACGGGCTCCACCACGCACAGCAACCACCTCCTGTGACTCTGAGTGAGGAGAAAAACGCCTTTGAACCCGTACAGAAAAAGAGCCAGGGCGGGCGCGGGTCACCACCCCCGGATCTGACCTGCGACGGTGGGGGTGCCCCCTACCCCTCCACCGCCCTCTCTGAACTGCGCAAATGCTGTCAGGGGCGTTGGTTGGGCGGGATCCAGTCCGGGTTGTCCTGCCGGGAGCTGTTGCACGGCCGACATGACGGAACGTAGTTATCGAGGGTGGTCGAGCCGCCAAGGGACCGAGGCACCAGATGGTCGGCCGTCGTGGCGGGGTCACCGCACCAGTGGCAGGGAGGGGAGTCGGCCAGCACGATCTCCCTCAGCTTGCGGTGCCGGTAGCCGAGGCCGCGAGCGGAGGATGAACCCCGCTGCTGGTCACGGGCAGCTTGGCGCTTCGCTCCGCACTCCCCGCAGCGGGAGCCCTGCCGAGTCAGGACCCCGCAGTCCAGGCACGGTCGCCTACTCACTGGCCGGTGGGGTCCAGCCCAGCTCGACCAGCAGCGCGCGGGTCTCGTCAGGGATGAGGATCTCCATCTGCCCACCGACCTTGGTGACGTCCAGGGCCAGTACGTCCAGGGTGAGTCGGGGGGTGTCGCCCGCCTCGGCCCGGAGGGTGAGTCCGGTAAGCGCCTGGGCTGAGACCTCGGTGTCGCCGATGGTGATCCGGGTGTCCTGATACCCGGGACCAACGAGCCCGGTGATCTGTACGTCTTGTGTGGCCATGAGGGGCTCCTTCGTGATGGTGGGCAACCGGGTGGTGCGGGGGCGCGTCCTACGTGCAAACCCCCGAACGGATGGAGTCCGTCATGCCCCTGTCCCGCGTGGCCCTGGCGGGCCTGGCGGCCAGCGTCGCCCTCACCCTGACCGGGTGCGGAGGTGATGAGCCCGCCGACACGGCCGAGGCCAACGGCAGCGACACGGTCACGGTGATGTTCCAGCTCGTGACGGACTCGCCGATGGTCGCCGCGAACCACGATGACGACGTGTGCATGTGGTCGGGCGAGACGTCGTACATCCTGCGGGACGGCGCCGGGGAGGTCGTAGCCACCGGCGACGTAAAGAGTGACCATGGCGGTCAGGTGACAGTGGGCGGCGAGCCTGCCTTGTGGGGGCGCGTGGAGTCGACGGAGCCGTTCGAGTGCACGTTGCCGTTCACGGTGGAGGACGTGCCGCGTGCGGACTTCTACGAGGTGGAGGTGTCCACGCAGGCGCCGCGGCTGGTGGATGAGGAGTACACGGCGACGGAGACGTTCGAGGCGGGCGAGGCGCTGTCCGGACGGTTCGAGGTCATGGTGTCGGAGTAGGTGGAGCCCCGGCCGTCCGTCACCCTCATGTCGGACGGCCGGGGCTGTCCGCTCGACACCGCCGCGTCCCCCTCAAGCCGCGGTGGTGGAGCGGGCGCCCGCGCGGGGCCAGCGGGAGTCCAATGGGCTGGCGCGGCGCGGGCACGTGGGGCGCCCGGCGGTGTGAGCGGTGGACCGCCGGGCGGGTCAGTGGAGGGTGGCGAGTCGTTCGCGGGCGACGTCGGCGTAGTGCTTCGTCACCTCAACACCCACGAACCGGCGCCCCTCTGCGAGGGCGGCCTCGCCAGTGCTGCCCGCCCCGGCGAACGGGTCGAGGACCACGCCGCCTTCGGGGGCGATCTTGACCAGCTCCCGCATGATCTCGACGGGCTTCTGGGTGATGTGCTTCCTCTTGTCCCCGCGGGGCTGGGAGGCACGCAAGTACCCGGGCAGGTAGACCGTGGGGGCATGCCGGTAGGGCTCGCCGTGGCTGGCCCACAGGACGTACTCGCACTCGCGCTTGAAGCCGTCCTTCTGGGGCCTGCTGATGGGCTTGTGCCAGGGGATGATGCCACGCCAGATCCACCCGGCGGCCTGGAGGGCGTCGGAGGTGGCGGGCAGTTGGGCCCAGTCGGTGAAGACCAGCGCGGATCCGCCGGGGCGGGTGATGCGCAGGCTTTCGCAGAGCAGCAGAGCGAGCCAGTAGCGGTAGCCGCGCTGGTCGCGGTTGTCTCCGGCGAAGTCCGCTAGGTCGTGCAGGGCGTCGCCGCTGACGTACTTGCCGCGGGCGGTGTCGCCGCGCTTGGCGGCCGGGGTGCGTCCGCCGCTGTTGTACGGCGGGTCGGTGATCACGGCGTCGACGCTGCCCGTGGGCAGAGTGGGGAGGACGGTCAGGGCGTCGCCGTGGTGGATGGTCCAAGTGTCGGTCACTGCGCGCTCCTGGGGAGGAAGGGCGCGAAGGCGCTGGGGCGCCTGGGGAAGCACGCGCGCACGGGAAAGGCCCCGCCTGGTGAAGGTCGGGGCCGTATCTGGGCACGCCGAATACACGATTCCGGCGGTGCCTGTGGATAACCTTAACCACTGCTGGTTGGCCGCGCAAACACCTGCTGGTCCAGCCGCTTCGCCAGCCACTCCCACTCGTGCTCGCGCCACGCCGGGCGCCCGCGCAACCAGGTGCGGCAGTCTTCGTCGGGCGGCTCGCACGTGTCGCTCACGCACACGATCAGCGGTTCCCCCGCGACCACGCGGACGGTGAGGGTGTGCTGCCCTCCGGCGGGCGCGCGGGTGGTGGCGCCATGGCACCAGGCGCACAGGGTGGACAGCACCTGGCCGTCGGCCATGTCCTCCAGGCGGCGCTCCAGGGTGCGGCGGGCCCGGGTGGCGAAGTACTGGGCGAGAGTCAGGGCGTCGGGGTCGATGGCCACGGCGGCGGGCAGGTGGTCGGCGATGTGAGCGAGGTGGCGGCCGAGTGCCTTGAAGTCGTAGGCGGTGCTGGGCGGCTCGACATCGGTGACGCCCGCGTTCCAGGAGATCCGGTCGGCCAGCTCGACGGCGTCGGCGAGGATCTCGGCGACGGTGTCGATGATGCTGACGGTGACCGGGGCCGGGCTCGCGCCGAGGATCCTCTCGCCGGGGCGGCGGTCGGCGCGCTCGTCGCGGGTGAGCCGGTCCAGGGCGGTGCGGGCGGCCGGGGAGAGTGCCCTCCGTGCGGTGCGGCGTCGGGCGCCGGGGAGGCGGAGCTGGTGCAGGTCCGGTAGGGACTGGGTGATCCACGCGAGGTCGGCGCGGGTGGTGGCGAGCCGGGCGGCCTGGTCGGCGGCGGCGATGGCGTCAGCGGTCAAGAGGTCCCCCGGGGTGGTTGGCGGCGGCGGTCAGGGGCCCGGGGGCGTCATGGTGTGACAGCCCCCGGGCGGTGGGTCAGAGCGGGATGCGTTCGGTACCGACCGGGTCGTCGGCGCCGAGGGCGGCAAGGGCGGCGGCCACGACGTCGGGCACGGTCGCGTCCGGGTCATCCAGGAGGTCGCGGACGTTGTTGTACGGGCCGAAGTCGGTGGCGGGCCCGGTGAGGTGGCGCCAGCCCTTCTCGTCGTGCCAGGCGAAGGCCTGGTCGTGGTCGCCGATGACAATCAGGCCTTCGTGGTGGTCGTCGTCCTCCTGGGCCCAGTAGTCGGTGACGTCGGCGCCCTCGGCGAGTGTGAGGCGGTGGGCGATGTCGCGGATGTAGGCCCAGGCGGACTGGTCGTCGTGCTGCACGGGTCTCCTGTCGGTGTGGTTGGCCCGGGGCCGGGCGGTCCGGCCCCGGGGGTGGGCGGTCAGGCGGTGACGGGCGCTCCGGAGCGGCATGTCCAGGGCGAGCACCCGTCCGGGTCGCCGTCCTCCATGAGCTGGTCAGCGATCGCGTCGTCGATGCTGGACTGAAGCTGGCGCCACTCGTGCGCGGTCACCCGGTCGATCGGGGCCTGGTCGAGCGGGAGCCGAGACCGGTGCAGGTACATCTGGCCGCGCAGCTCCTGCCCGGCTGCGTTCGCCCGTGCGCTGCCGTTGCGGATGGCGTGGTCGAAGTCGACAGCGTCCGCCCACTCCTCCGGTTGGGTGTCGCGGATGTGGCGCCACTGAGCGTTGCCGTGGAACGGGCAACCGACGCAAGCCGACTTGGCGGTGTCACCCCACCCTCGCGACTTCAGGTACCGCTCACAGTCCGCGCGGGACATGCCCAGGTCCAGCAGCGGGAACACAGATCGGAGGTAGCCGATACCGGAGTCCTTCGCCCGGCCGATCTCGTCCGTCGAGATGCCGATGGCCTGTTCCGCCACCACACCGCGCGGCACCGGTGTGGGGTGGACGTAGCCCAGCAGCTCGCGGACCTTCCGCTTGATGGGCTTGAGCTTGTACTCGCTTGTGCACTGGCGTCGGGCCATCCCCGGCTGCTTCCCGGAGCCCTTACAGCGCGGGCACACGCCGGTGTAATCGCTGTACTCCTTGCCGTCGACCAGTCCGCTCAGGTCATACACGTGGCCGGGGGACACCCCGCCCTCGGGGCCGCACACCTGGCACGGGCCGATGACGTGCAGCGGCATGGACGCGAACCGGTGGTCGGGGTCCAGAGCATCCGAGCGGATGTTGCCGGACGACACCCGGTGCAGCGGGATACCTGCGGGGGTGAGTACCTCGCGCTCCAGCCGGTCGAGATGGGTGTAGACGGCGCGAGGTTCCCAGCCGGTGTCAGCGAAGATCGCCGCATCGAACGTGGGGATGGCCCCCTCGGCGGCCAGTAGGGCGACGGCGGTGGACTGGACGCCAGCACCGAGGGACAGGGTTCGGATGGTCGGAGCGCTCACCGGGTGCTCCTCTCGGTGGTGGCGTTCAAGTTCATGAGCTGGCCGCTCCCGGGGCACCGCACCCCCTGGACCTTGTGCGCGGTCGCGGTGCCGGTGGCGCGGATGCGCACGCGGCGGAGGCACCACCGGCACCGGGGGATGACGCGCGGGCCACTGAGGAGCGGCGGCTGGTCGGTGCTCACCGTCCGCTCCTCTCGGTGGGGTGGGCGTCGTCTTCGAGGCGGCGGGCGGCGCGGGACGGCCAGGTGGCCGCGGGGTCCTCCTGGGCGGGGCCGGGCGCGGCCGGGTGTGCGGCCAGGGCGTCCTGGAGGTCACGGAGCAGCGGGGCGGTCGCGCTGTCGCCGTGGCGGGTGCGGTGCTCCCAGGTGGCGACTACGGACCGGACGACGTTGAACTGCTCCTCCACCTCGGCGTGGCGCTGCTTCCAGTAGTCCCGTCCGCGTTCGGTGTCGGCCAGCCGGGCATCCCACTTGGTGGCTTCGTCTTCGTCGCGCTCGCGGTACAGCTCGCCGAAGCGCACCGCGGCGCGGGCTCCGGCCGGGGTGACATTCGGGTAGAAGTCCGCCACGCCGTCCTCTCCGACGTCCGGGACCAGGCCGGCGATGATCCGGGCAGGGACGCGGGAGGCTCCGATGCAGGCGTGTCCGGCCCGGTAGTCGGGGTGGATGGTGACGGACCCGGCGAGTCGGGCCTCCAGCTCGGCGATGCGCTCGTCTCGGGATTCCGGTCCGGCCGCCTCCTGGTACGCCTGGACCGCGAGGGCGATCGCGCCCATCAGGACGCCGATCTCCGTGCCCGTCATCTGCTGTTTGCCGCGCTCCAGGCGGCGGCCGTTCAGGTAGTCCCCGGCGGCGCACAGGGCGGCCTCGAAGGCGGGCGGGTCGAGGCGGGCCTGGGCGGCCTGGGCGTCGGCGTGGGTGGGCGGGGTGAAGGTGTCAGACATCGGTTCGGGTCTCCTCGGTCGGTGCGTCTCCGGGCAGGTACACGGTCGTCATCGGGCGGGGCGGGCGGCCACCGGCCAGCAGCTCCTCGCCGTCGTCGGTGTCGAGCAGCGACCCGGCGAGGGCCTCGGCGTGCTCCTCATCGAGGGCCAGGGCGACGGGCTGCTTGGTCTCCGTGGTGCACAAGACCCAGGTCGTGCCGTCCTCATCCCGGGTGACGATCCGGTCCCACCGGGCGGCCACGGGGGCGGCATCCCGGGGGGTCAGCGGCGCCCGCTCGCCAGCCAGGTACGCCTCCTCGGCGGCGCCCGGGCGGCCCCACTCGGCGAGCCACTCGCCGGGCAGCTCGCCCACGAGGGAGTCCTGCATCCACGTGCGCACCTCGGCGGCGGCCTGGTCGGCGGGGGTGCCGTGCTGGAGGGCGCGCAGGAGGTGCGCGAGGGCGAACGACTGGGCGGCGCTGCTGACCAGCCACATCCACTCGGAGTCGGACCCGTGCTGGTCCTGGCGTGTCTGGGCGCGGCCGAGCCGGTAGGCAGTCAGCGCGGCGTAGTAGGCGCCCAGGTCGGTGGCGGTGGTCTGGGTCGCGTCCTTGGGCAGGGGGGCGATCTGGTCGAGGGGGCGGGGGTCAGCCATCGGTCTGGGTCTCCTCGGTCGGTCGGGCGAGGTTGGCGCGGGCGCGGGCGGCGTGCTGGCGGACGGTGTCGGGGGCGGCCCGCTCGCCCTGCTGGCGGGTCGGCATCCACGGGGGTGCGGGCTGGGCGGCGGTACGGCGCCAGCCGCGGGCGTAGAGGGCCTGGACGATCTCGGCGGCGGCCACGTCGGGGTCGGGGCGCTCGGCGGAAGGGGTGCGGTCGCGTTGGGCGAGGTACCAGGCGACGGCGCGGACGGCGTCGGCCCGGTCGGTGTCGGCGGTGGGGCTCACTGGGTGCCTCCGGAGGCTCGGGTGGCTTCCATGCGGGCGCGGGCTTCGGCGGCCCACTGGCGGGCGTCGACGGGCGGGGTGCCGACGTCGGGGACGGACGCCAGGAGCGGGGGCTGTCCGGCCGGGGTGCGGCTGGCGCGCGGTTTGGTGGTGGTGTGCAGGGTGAAGGCGGGGGGTGCGGGGATGTCCTCCGTGGGGTCGGGAAGGAAGGCCTCCTCCGCTCGACTGCTGCTGGCAGTGGGGGTCGGCAGGAAGCGGGACAGGTCCTGCTCGCGCTGGATGGCGCGGGTGACGTAGGCGGCGGTGTCGCCCACGGGCTCCTTGGAGGAATCGAGCAGCGACATGGCGACCTTGCGCGCCCACTCGGGGCGGATCTCGCGGCCGGCGGCCCGGGTCAGCTCGCGCCGTGCCGCGTCAGCGGCGGCGTCGAGCTGCTCGGTGATGGTGGGGGTGTTCTTCGTCATCCCGTTACGGCGGTCGGCCGAGGGGCCGGTGCGGTCCTCGCTGGCGCCCGCCCGGGGGGACTGATGGGTACTCCTGGAACTCAGGGAACTCTTGGGGGTCTCTGTGACCCCACCCTGGGCTCCCTCTGACCCCACCTGTGGGGTCTCTGTGACCCCACCGTGGGTTCCCTGTGAACCCACCTCGTGGGGGTGGGTTCCCTCTGACCCCACCTGGAAGGCCGGGGGAATCGTCAGCGTGGTGTGGCTGATGTCGTTCTCACTGTTGCCGGGGGTGCGGCGCTCCTCGCGGATCATCCACCCCTCGGCGACGAGGATCTTGAGGTGCCGCTTGACCGTGGGCTTCGACTGGCCGGTGGCCTCCACCAGGGTGTTGACAGAGGGCATGAAGCGCGTCGGGATGATGCCGGTCGTGATGTCCGCCCACGTGGCGACAGTGAGCGCGAGGTGTCGAGCCGGGGCGGGAAGCCCTGACCGGCGAATGGCCCGCTCGTAAGCCAGACGGGACACGGCGCTCCTTCCTTTTCATGCTTGCTGGATATCCAGCGTGGATATCCAAAGACTATCGCCCGTGGATATCCACGGCAACTAGGAGAGGTGGTCAGATTGGATATCCACGGTTACGATGTCGGCATGAGCGACCGCGAGCAGTCCCAGGGCACCGAGGCGCACACCCCCCACCGGCCCCTGCGAATACCGGATGAGGAGTGGCGCCCCTTCGGCGACCTCGTGGGCGTCCGCAACCGGACCCGCGTGGTGCGCGAGTTCATCCGCTGGTACATCGGCCACCCCGGGGCGAAGCTCCCCCAGCGCCCGACGCGGTAGGTGGTGCCCGCCGCGGCCGGGGCAGCCCCAGCAGCCGCGGCGGGACGACTCGTGCGCGACATCAGGACCCGGCGTCCCGGACGGTCGGGTCGAACAGAGTGCCCGCCGCCTCGCGCTGCTCGCGCAGCATGTGCAGGATCGTCTGCAAAGCCTCTTGGTCCTCCGTGCGCGCGGCGACCTCCAGAGAGGACAGGCGCACTTCCACCGACCGGGCGATGAAGTCCATGTCGTCGTCGGTGACGACCTCCTCGGTGCGCTTGGCGTGGGACACCTCGATCACGGCCAGCCACGTCCCGGACGGGTGCGCGAACATCTCGGCGGCGTGCGGCTCCAGGGCCTCACGGATGCGCCGGTTGGGCTTGCCGCCCTTGATCTTGACCTCGGTCATCTCAGAGCAGCTCCCTCTTCGGTCCATCCGCCAGGCCGGGCCGGTACGTGGCCCATACCTGGTGCTCGCCCGTCTTCGTCGTGATCGCCTCAGCGTGGAACCCCCGCCGGAACGCCTTCATCCCGCCGGAGCGGACGCGGTGGGCGGCGGACTGGGCACGCTGACGGGTGGCGCACACGCGCACCCGTAGCCACTTGCCGGGGTGCTTCCTCAGCAGCACGGCGGCGCGGTCGTCCTTCATGCCCTGTCCGGTGCCGCAGTCCTCCGGTGGCGCATCGCGCAGGTCGTCCTCGGTCACTGCCCCACCGCCAGCGGGGTGCCGAGCCCGGCCGCGCGGAGCAGCACGGTCGCGGTGGACAGGTGCATGGGCATCGGGGCCTGGGCGACGACGTCCGGCACGGGCAGGTCCGCGCGCATCAGCCGGGCGAGCGCTTCCACGTCCAGCCACGCCCACCATGAAGCGATCCGGGCCGGACCGAAATCTCTCCGAGCGGTGACCAGGACGCCCAGGGCGGCGCGGGCGTCCTCGGCCAGGGCCTGGGTCTCGTCCAGCCAGTCGCCCACGAGCGAGTCCCCTGCGTCCTCGGCGGTGCGGGCGCCCGGGGCGTACCAGAGCACCCGGCCAGTGCCGGTGATGCCGGTCATGGCGGCGGTCGCATCCGGCCAGCCGTGACCCTCCAGGTAGGCGGCGAGGGCGAGGGCGGCGGTGCTCATGAGCGGACTCCCGTGATGGCGGCGAGGTGGGTGCGGGCCCGCTCCAGGCGGGCGAGGAGGCGCGTGCGCTCGGCGCCCGGGATGACCCCCTGGTGGTAGAGCTGCTGGGTCAGACGGCGGATGATGACCCGCAGCGCCATGGCCCGGTCGTAGCGGCACTCCAGGTAGAGCGCGGGGAGGTCGGTGGTGGGCATCATCGGGTGCTCCTGGTGAGGGCGGCGCGGGCGGCGGCCAGCTCCGCGAGGGCGGTGTCGATCTGATGGAGTGCGGCCAGGTGGGTCACGTCGGCCTCGGAGCCGCGGGCCGGGTCGTACCGAACGTCCGTCCAGGCGGCCACGGCACGGAGCGCACCGAGGCTGTGGTGGACCCCGGTCCAGGCGTGGCGGCGGGCAGCGGCCAGGCCCGGGGTGCGGTGCGGCAGCGGAGCAGGCTGGTCCGGGGTGATCCCTTGGGTGACGGCGTCAATGCGGTCGATGAACTCGGAGGGGTCGGCGGTGATGTCGATCATCCGTGCGCCGACGGGGACGGCCCGGCTCGGCGGCGGGGGCGGGGTGCGGCGGCGCCGGAGCGCGGTCATGAGGGTGCGGAACACGTCAGGCCTCCAAGCGTGCGACGGCGGATCGGAGCGCGGACCCGGACAGGCCCCGGGCGCGGAAGTAGTCGACGAGCGCCTCGTGACGGCGCTGGGCGGCCAGGGCGCGGGCGCGGAGCACGGCCTCCGAGGGCGGCGCGGTCGCGGCCGGGGCGTCCGACCGGCGGCGCAGGTCCAGGTCCGGGCGCCAGCCCAGGTCCGCAAGGCGGATGCGGGGGCCGGCCTCCCGGTCCAGACCGAGGGCGTCCAGGAGCATCCGGGCGTCGTCGGCCCCGTCGGCTCGGTCGGCGACGGTGGCGCGGGCCAGGGCCAGCTCCCACGGCGGCGGGGGCAGCACGGTTGCGTAGCTGAGCCCGGACGTCAGCTGGTCGCCGCTCATCGGGACCTCCGGCGGTGGGCGCCGCGCACGGGGCGGACGTCGGCGAGCAGGCGCTCGGTGGGGTCGGCGGCGCGGGCCAGGGCGAGGCGGCCCTCGGCGGCCCGGCGGCGGCGGTGCTGGTGCAGCAGGGCGGGGAGCATGGCCGAGGCGCCCGTGGCGATGCCGACCAGGGTGGCGATGAGGATCATGAGACGTCTCCGAGGGTGAGCTGGGCGCCCTGGGTGAGCCGGTCGCGTAGCTCGCGGACCCCTCGGGCGGTGATGCGGAGCTGGGTTGTCACCTGCTCCTCCCGCGTGTGCGGGTGCTCGTAGGTGCGGGTGCGTCTGGCGAGGCGCCCGAGGTCGACGTGCCGCTGGTAGGGCTGGCCGGTGCGGTCGGTCCACCCGATCTCGCGCAGGTACGCGGCGAGTCGCTTCTGGCCGATCGAGATGGACGGGTCGCGGGCCAGGAGCTGGGCGGCCTCGCGGAGCGCGTAGTCGCCCTCCGCGGCGGCGAGCGCGTCCCAGGCGTCGGCGGCCGGGGCGAGCTGGGAGACCTGCTCCCGTGCGGCCTCCAGCTCGCGGGCCTGGCGGGCGGCCAGCTCCAGGGCCTCGGCGAAGGACGTCGGAACCGCTGGCGTGGCCGGAGCTACTTCGTACCGGCCGGTGCGCCGGATGGAGGGGATGACTTCCTCGGCGAGCCAGTCCTGGAACGCCTCGGCGGCCGGGAGGGTGCTGCGCATCGCGAGCCGGTACACGCCGGGCTCGCTGACGATGGTGCGGTTCGGATTGCCGGGGGTTCCGTCAGAGATCGTGACGGAACTCTTCATGCGGTCCGGCAGGTTGCGGATGGCCATGCGGCCGTTGGTGTAGCCGAGCACGTCCACGACGTCGCTGGCGACGAACCACGGGGCGCCGTCGATGGTGACGGTGCGCACGGGCTGGCCGGTGTCGGGGAAGACGTAGGGCTGCAGAGACAGGGACGGGGACACGTGGCCTCCCGGGATGGTGCTGGGTGAGGGTGTCAGGCCGACGCGGCCTGGGTGGTGCGGCTGCGGATGTACGCGACCAGGGAGTCCTCGGGGATGCGTGACTTTGGGCGCTTCGCACCGGGGCCGGAGATGTCGGTGACCGCGAGCTGCCCGGCGGAGATGAGGGTGTACACGTGGTCCCGGCAGCATCCGAGGTGCTCGGCGGCTTGGGGGATCGAGTACAGGCGGGGCGAGGTGATGGGGGCCACGGCTACTCCTCCCCGGCCTTCGCTTCCTCGGGGACGTCGTCCACGAGGAGGGCGCCCTTCTTCAGGTGCAGGGCGAGGATGATCTTGCGGTAGGTGCGGGGGCGCGGCATGCGCCGGTGGCCCTGCTGGAGCTTGTACAGGGTGGGCTCGGGGATCTCGGTCAGCTCGGACAGGTCCCTGATGGACACTCCGGCGTCCTCGCGGGCAGTGCGGAAGGCGTCAGCGTCGAAGCGACGGCGCCGGGCGGTGCGGCTGCTGTGACTCATGGGGTCACCGTATAACACTTATGGATCATGTACTGATCCTTAAGTATCCTTTTGATGACCTTTTTGGATGGCTCGAACGAGCTAGATCCCCGACCAGATAGGCGAAGCAGCATCCTTTGAGGAATCTTTGCCCGTAGCCTCCATGTGACACATGGACCACCCATAGGGATCACAGAGTGACCTAGGTAAGGTGTGCCTATGACGACACATGGACAGCCGCCAGAGCGCGCCAGGCTCCGCGAGCTGATGGAAGCCAGGCAGGAGCAACTTGGCCTCTCCTGGGGCGAGGTCGCCAAGGCCGGGGGCGTGAAGATGAACACGCTCTACCGGGTGCGCGCCGGTGTGGCAACGATCCAGCAGACCACCAAGCGGGCTATCGAGGATGGCCTGCAGTGGGACGAAGGATCAGTGGACGCGATCCTGGGGGGAGGCGATCCCACGCCTCTTGAGGCCGACAGCCCGCAAGTGACAGCAAGGCCCGGTGGCCAAGGCGGGTCTCAGGTGTGGATCACTATGCCCGGGGGCGGCTCCCCGGTGATGGTGCCCTTGGTCTGGTCGCAGATCCCCGGCCTGGAGAACGCGGACAGCCGAGAGCGCGCGGTCCTCACCGAGGAGATGGTGGGGCGCATGGTGCACGCCGGTTGGGAGTTTCTGTACGAAGAGGGACGAAAACGACTAAAAGGACATCTTGTGACTTAAGCTTTACCTTTTTTATACTTGCGCCATGTAAACCAATCTCTCTGCGTAATTTTAGACACACACAGTGAATTTCCTTATTGGAGACCAGGTCAGGGCATGGATAGCGAAAAGGCGTACCCATAGGATGATCATCCCCGCTTGTATTACTGAGGGATGACAGAGGGGATACAGGCCATGCCGAAAACCGATTCCGCTCCGATGACCCCCCGCCCGACGACCCCCACGTACCGGAACCGGATCGGCAGGCGTCGCCTTCACGTGGCCCAGCCCTCGTCCGCATGGACGCCTGACCGGGGCCTCGCGATCCTCGTGGACGACGGAGACCCCACCCTCGCCTACACGGGGTACCGCCTCTACGCCGAGCGCGACCGGTACCTCATCCGGGCTTGGCACAAGATCACCAATGAAGCCCTGGTGCGTGCCTACATCGCCTCACTCAGAGGCGATCCCCTCCAGCTGATCTGGACGGCCTTCGGGCTCCGCTCCTGGGACGACGTCCCTGAGCACTTCGGAGGCTTCTGGGGCGCGGGCGACGCGCCCGTGACTCAGGACTGCACCGCCCCCTTGGTCCGCGCGGGCCTGCTACTGCCTCCGCGCTGACCTCGGCACATGCTTCCCCCGCCCCGGACATGAGGCGGGGGCGCCGCCCTGTACGCGGCACCCCCATGATTCAGACGAATCGGAGAACAGCATATGGCGTACATCCGCAAGCTCCCGAGCGGGAAGTGGCAGGCTACGATCCGCGGCGCCGACGGCAAGCGACACACGCGCACGGACCGGCTCAAGCGCACTGTGGAGGACTGGGCGAAGGCCCAGGAGTCCGCGGTCACCGCGCACGTGTGGCAGGACCCGCGCGCCGGACAGATCACCCTCGGCGCCTGGCACGAGACGTTCCAGAAGATGCGCAGTGTCGAGGCCATGACGGCCGCGCAGGATGCCTCCACCTGGCGAGTCCACGTCAAGCCGAAGTGGGAAGGCCACCTGCTCGCCGCGATCGACGTCGAAGCGGTCACTCTGTGGCGCGCGGAGATGGACCGGGCCGGGGTTGGGCCGCACGCCCAGATCAAGGCCCTGAACTACTTGTCGGCGATGCTGTCGGCGGCCGTGCCGAAGCGCATCCCCCACAACCCGGTGCACGAGGTCGACCCGCCGAAGACCCCGCTCCGGACGCCGTTCTACTGGACCGCCGAGGAGCAGGCCGCGATCATCCGGGCGGCCCGGCCGAAGTACCGAACCGCGGTGGACCTGGCGATGCACACCGGCCTGCGGCCCGGCGAGCTGTACGGACTGCCGGTGACGGATGTGGACTGGCCCCGGGGCCTGGTCCACGTGACCCAGGTGTGGACCCGCAAGGGCATCAAGCGGTACCCGAAGACGAAGAAGAGCCATCGGGCGGTTCCGGTCCCGCCGCACCTGATGGACGCCCTGCACGAGGTGGTCACCGCGCACGCCTCGCCGACGTCCGAGACGCCCGTGTTCCCCGCGCCGGGAGGCCGGTGGCTGGACGACCGCCACTTCCAGCAGCGCGTGTTCGACCCGGCGTTGGCGACGGCCCGGTTGTGTGGCCAGGCCCCGGCGGGCCCGGGGGAGAGCCACGGCGAGTGCCGACCGGGAGCGTGCGATTTCGCGCGGCACCGGGTGCGGCGGGGCACCCCGAACGACATGCGCCACACCGCGGCGTCCATGCTCGCGATCGCGGGGGTCGACTTGTACCGGGTCCAGGAGCTGCTCGGCCACGAGAGCTACCAGACGACGCAGCGGTACGCGCACCTGTCGCCGAACAGGTTCGATCCGATCGTGGACGCCTGGCGGCGTTCGGCGTCGGCGACGCATGCGGATGGCGCTGACGCACGTGTGACGCACGGCCAATAG